TTTAATAGTGTCATTAAAAAACAGCAGTGCTCTAAATAAAGATCAATATATATGTTGGAGACTTTATTTTAATAGTGTCATTAAAAAACCGCAGTGCTCTAAATAATTTAAACATAATTATACATATATATATATATATATGAGAAAGAAAAGGGATACTGTAGGTGAACCAACTTTTTCTAAAAATTTTCAAAAAACAAAGAAATCAAAAAGTCAACATGCTATTTTACATAAACATGATCAACGTCTAGAAGAATTATGTACAAATGATAAAAAATTGCAAAAGATAATATTGGATATTAAAAATGTAGAAAACGATTTAAAAAATGGTAATAATGAGGATAAAAATAAAAAAACATTACGTAATTTAGAAAATGAAAAGAGTAAATTGGATAATAATCTAAATTTTTGTGATTATTTATTAGAATCAGCACAAATAATAGAAAAGTATATGGAATTAGAAAATCGTGAGGGCGAATTGTTAAATTTAAACGAATTAAGTGAAGAAATTAGTATAGAATTAAATGAGATAAATGCAAAAAAAGTAGATTTAGTAGAAGAATATTATATGAAATTTGATCCAGAAAACAAAATGCAAAAAATGACTATTAAAAGAGAATCGTTGATATGCAGAGATTGTAATGTAACATTTGGAGTTGCAAATAGTTTTTTAGTATGTCCAAATTGCGGTATTTGCAAAACTACGGTTGAACAAGCAAATGAATTGTCTTATAAAGAAAAACAAGATTATGATTATAGACCACAATTTACATACGATAAACGATCACATCTCGAAGATTGGTTAAGACGGTTTCAAAATAAAGAGTCTAGAGCGATTCCACAAGATGTTTTAGACAAAGTAATATTGGAAGCTAAAAAGGAAAGAATAAATGATTTAAATGCTTTAACTGAAGAAAAGGTAAAAAGATATCTTAAAAAGTTGAATTTAAATGATTATTACGATAATGTAATTGGTATTATCAATAGATTAAATGGTAGACCAACATTTACATTAACGCAAGAAATTGAGGAAAAGATAAAAAAGATGTTTCAGCAAATTCAAGATCCATATGATAAATTCAAACCACCATCTCGTAAGAATTTCTTGAGTTATAGTTATACACTTTGTAAATTTTTTCAAATATTAAATCTTCACGAATTTGCAAAATATTTTCCATTATTAAAAAGTAACGATAAATTACGTCAACAAGACGATATTTTCAAAAAAATAGTTGGACACATGTCGGAAATTGATAAAACAACTAAATGGGTATTTTATCCAAGTATTTGAGCTTAATATTATTCCACTACAGTTGCGTCAGTTACTCCACAAGAATTAAAGACGATTGTATATAAAAATAAAACAGAAGATAAATAATAAGTTCCATATGCTCTCTGAAAAGTTACATTACGAGTTTCTTTATCGTCACTATTTACAAAACTAACAGGTAAATAACTAAATAAATTAAATAAGGGTATTAGATAAAATAATAAAAATAGAGGATTATAAATAGGTATTAAAAATGGTAGTGAATATTTTATATTGCTGTTACATATTTCGCTAATTAAATCTTGATAAAATAATGGGATACCATCAAAGAAAAAATATTTTACACCACTAATAATAGTGTATATTTTTATAAAAATAAAAAGAGCAATTGATATTGTAACAACGTGATATATCAAATATATAGGATTTTCTTTTATAAAATCGTAATTTGCCAAGTTTGATAATCCAGGATATATTTTCACCGATGTTCCAGGATATTTCTTATCTATTTTTTTCGATAATTTATGTGCTTTTTCCGATACTACAGATATTTTTTCCGATAATTCAGTATATGTTTTTTCCGAGAATTCATGTATATTTTTCGATAATTTATGTATATTTTCCGATACTCCAGATATATTTTCCGATAAACTTGTCATTTTTATTATAATAAAATAAAATAAAAATGAAAAATGATTAAATGAAAAATGATTAAATGATTAAAATAATAAATTATCGATTGTTGTTTTTACACAAAAAACTCTATGTGATATAATACCTAACAAGAAAATAAAAGGCATTATTTTTAAAATATTTGTTTTTTTAAAAAAATACACCTTTATAAAAATCCCTAAAAAAACGGTTGCTACAACATCCACTATCGCAATATCAAAAAATCTATATTTGTGCAATCCTGTATTTGGTGCTCCAAATAAATTTGAATATTTGCATAAATCCATTGTGTTATAATAGAATAGAATAAAATAAAAACATTTTAGAAGTTAATTTGTTTGTTTAATAAACTTGTCATTTTTACTCGCATTGATATTTTGCTTTCCATGTCTTAGCTACTCCACCAATAGGATCACCTTTCAAGCTATTATTTACTTGTATTTTCATAGAACCTTTAGGTATATCATAATTGACAGTTTTTCCTGATGCTCCATAAATAATATTACCTGATTCAACTGCACAACCAAAATCTGCAACATCATTTTCATTTCCGGACAGCTCTTTTACTTCCTCACTAAAATACATAAAATATATATAAACTATTGATATGAGAATAGATATTACTAAAATTATACTTGAAATTATTTCCGTAGTTAGATCCATTTTATATATAGTAACTGACATATAAAAAAAATTACAAAAGAAAATTAAAATGTTTGTTTAATAAACTTGCCATTTTTACTCGCATTTATATTTTGCATTCCATTGTTTAAATACTCCACCAATAGGATCACCTTTCAAGCTATTATCTACTCGTATTTTCCTAGAACCTTTAGGTATATCATAATTGACAGTTTTTCCTTGTGCTCCGTAAATAATATTACCTGATTCAACTGCACAACCAAAATCTGCAACATCATTTTCATTTCCAGACAGCTTTTTCTCTTCCTTACCAAAATACTTTAAATATATAAAAACTATTAATATGAGAATAGCTATTACTAAAACTATACCTGCAATTATTTCTGGTGGAAATTCCATTTGTATATATAGTAACTAATATAAAAAAATTACATAAAAATTACATAAAAATTACATAAAAATTACATAAAAATTAATAAATATTAAAATATCTATAAAATGTTTGTTTAAAATTTACTCTATATCCAAAAGTAAATGCTTGTGGGCGTTTAAGGACTATATAATTACATATATAATCAAATTGTTTTTTTTTGTCAGTTGATCTATAAGGATATCTATAAGGATATCTATAAGGATATCTATAAGGATATTTGTAATCTAAAAGTACTTTTAATAAAGCTGCTACTACTATAGCACTTCTTTGTTTTCCCATATGACAATGTACAAGTATATGTTTTTTTTCTATTGTATATTTTCTTAAAAGTAAAGGAATGAAAATTTGAAAATATTTTTGCATTACTATAAAGTCTTGTTCCAATAAACTATCATTAACAGGAATTCTATATGTTTCTAGACCTGCAATTTTGTTGTTTATAAATGATTTGTTTTGTGTACAATTAATAATTAAATTAATATTATTTTTTTGTAAAAATGAAATATCTAATGCCGATCTATGATTACCTAACCATAAATTAGGTATGATTTCATCTGCGTCATTGTATAAATTCATAGCTAAATCGTATAAATATCGAAACATCTTGTAAACGTATAAATAACCAATAAAAAAAATAAAAAAGAATGATTAATAATATAAGTAATATATAGAGTAATATAAATTAACGAGTATTATGAATCAAAAAAAATCAAAAAAAATCATAATAGAAAAAAAAGGTACAGAATCTAGTGAGGATAGTTCTTATCCAACAGATCCAACAGATCCAACAGATCCAACAGATCCAACAGATCCAACAGATCCAACAGACTTTACTGGGGATGATAATAGATTTGTTAGTATTGTTGATACTGGATATAAAAAATCAAAATATGGTAGTAAACAGGATCATATGACTGGATATGATATTGTAAATTATTTAGATAATTACGTCGCTTTAAAAACAATAAAAGAGAAGAAAATATTAAAAAAAGTAAAACCATTCAAGACATGGATACGTTATTTAAATTTAAAAAATAAAAAATTTAGAATTGGTGGTTTATTAATGAAAGTTGAATATCCGGATTATATAATGTTGGTAAATCCAAAATTAAATTTAACATGGAGTGTTCAATTAGAAGATAATGTTATATATATTCCTGATAAAGAATACAATCACATTTATCCTTTGAGTGATATCAAAAAAAAAGAATTAAAAAAGAAAAGGGAAATAGAAGAAAAAATAGAACATAAAAAAGAAAAAGAAGAAATATTAAAACAACATTTGTTATATTTATATAAAAAAGGTAAAATAACATTAAAGAAAAAAGATTAAATATTAAAATATCTATAAAACTTACTCTAATATGTACAAAGCTTTATTCATCTTCTTGTTTATAACCAACAATTTCGCCTTCTCTAGAAACAATAACTTTTAACTTTCTCGTTTTTGCAAATTTCTTTTTTAATTTATCCAATTGTTGTTGATTTTTATCATCATCTTCTTCATAACGTTCGTTATAATTAGTATTATGATATTTCCAAAATTTAGGATGACCTACACGAAAATCATTATGTGCTGATGCTTTATACCAAAAAACTTGATCTCGTAAATCAGAAGTATTTCCTGATGTTTTAATAACAAGACATTCATGGTCTTGTGTACATGCGTCCAAGATATTACAGAAATAATCAAACGAAGCAACCATTCCACCATATGAATCATAGATTCTTTTTCTATTAGCTACAGAAGGTTCGTTAAAGATAAATACATAATCGATATTACTTCTTAATTCAGGTGGGATACCTTGGGCATATTGCATGGTTAAGATAAAAAGGAAATTGAAATGTCTTCCGTTAAAGAAAATACTTTTAATAGTTTTATCTTTTTTCCAACTAGAAGCATCGTGCAACATATCATCTAAAACAATAAATAAATTATTACTTTGATGTTTTCCTGTTTCGGAAAGGCCTTGGTTTTTAGCTTCTCTTATTTTACGCTTTTGACGATTCATAATACTATCTATTAGTTCCGGATCATATTCGGAATGTATAAAACAATCAGGTACAAAATCTCCAAAAAATGGAGATGCTTCTTCTGTGCCTGAAAACACTATACCAGATGGTATATCACGATGATTAGAAAAGATGTCTCTTGCAAGGAAACTGTTATGTGTAACAATAAAATTTCCTAATACATATCTATTATTTCCATCTAATTCAATGCCAAAATAACGGTCTTCAGATAATTGAGTAATTTTAATTTGACTGACTAATGCATTTGCACGATCATTTCTCTTTTGTGCCCTTTTTCTAGGAATTAAAGTAGGTATTTCTTCTATACCTTCTCCGTTTATATGTATTCTGAATGCTTTTCCAAATTTTTTAACACCGTTATGTGTCCAAGAAGTCTTTTTATCATATTTATCATATTTATCATGTTTATCATGTTTATCATGTTTATAAGCAGTAAATCCTAAACTACGAGCCAAATAAATAATATCATCAAATAATTTTTCATGTTTTTCGCATTGTGTTACTTCAAAATCATTTCTTTTACCTAAATGTCCATCTGCATCAATAAATCCGGCAAGTAATTTTAATCTAGCTTCTCTAGTATTACATTTATAAATATGTGGAATATGTTTATTATTCAACATATCCAAATCACGCAACGTTTTCAAAAAAACATTACCATTTTGTCCATAACCACTTGAAACTTTGTAAGTGTATTTTTCCTTATAATCTAAATACAAGTTGTATTGTTCTAAATTATTTGCAAAATAATGTAATACTGTAGAATCTTGTGTTGTTATATTAGAATTATTTGATGTACCATCTCCTAACCAATATCCAATCATATAAGGATCTATTGGTAACTCTACATTTTGTTTAGGAAAAGTTAATGCAGAGACTTGGTATCCTAATAAATTTTCTCTGTATTTTTTAGAGAGTCCCAAGTATTCTTTTATAGGAATATCTACATATAAATTATCTATTATATTATCATAATATCTTTTTGCTTCGTCGTATACTTTATCTTTATCTTTATCTTTATTTTTATAAGAAAAATCTTTATGTATTACTTTAATCTTATTTTTGTCAAAATATTTTACTTGAAAAGACATTCTTTCTTTTCTTTCAAATATAAATTTTTTAGCAGTCCATTTTAAACTTAAAATATGATGACTATTTACAGTATAACTTTCACCCTTTCTATTTTCTACTTTATACATTGTATCAGTTCCAGAATGTGTTTCTAGTACATTTCTAGGTGTACTGTCATCCCCCATAACTTGATCGCCAACTTTTATATCCTCCACATTTTTAATTGTACCATCATACATTAGAACTTTGGTACCATAAATTTTACATTTGCCGCTCCTCCTTTTCCCGAGGATAAGTATGGTAGCATCTGGTAAAATACTTTTAATTTTAAATTTACGAAGCGCCAGTTTTTCAAATTCGTTAAGAAGCATATTGATATATAGATTTTTTTTAATTTTATAATCTAGACGAATTGAAAAGGCTTCCGATACATCAACGTTAGTGATTTTGTAGTTTAATTTTTTTTAAAAAAATGTTTAGAAATATAAAGGATAATTATAAAAGAAAATGGTACTTGATTTAGACGGGAAAAAAAGGATAACATTGTGTATAGATGTTGGTCTACGTAACTTGGCAATGAACATCATGAATAGTGACTACACAATTTTGTTATGGGATGTTTATAATATTTTAGATAGCGACGATCATCATTGTCAAGATACATTTAAAAATGGTAAATTATGTAATAGAAAATGTAATATGAAATACAATTTAGCGAACGAAATTGTATTTTGTTGTAAAACACATTTTCCAAAAAATATAAAGGCGACGAAAGTTAATGATTTTAAAAAGAAAAATATCGATGCATATTTATTACAAGATATAGCAAAAACATTTATAAAACGCGTACAAGAAATTTATGATGAAAATCCTATTTTTAAAGAATTAAATACGATTCTTATTGAATTGCAACCTAAATGTAATGCCAAAATGTTATTTACAAGTCATGTACTTTACGGAAAACTCGTCGAATTATATAAAGATACAGATGTTACTATAAGATTTGTAAGGGCATCACAAAAATTAAAGGCTTATACTGGTCCGGAAATCAAATGTGCATTAAAAGGAAAATATGCTCAAAGAAAATGGTTATCAATTCAATATACAAAATGGTTTTTAGAAAATAAATTTTCAAAAGAACAAAAAGAAAAATGGTTACCTGTATTTTTAGCACACAAGAAGGCCGATGACCTTTCGGATTGTGCATTGATGGCTATAAATAGTATAACTGGTATCCCTAAAAAACAATTAAAACATAAAAATGGAAATGAATTGAAATGAAACTATTTATTTTTCAATTCGTGTAAATCAGTATGTTTAAAGCAAAATTCTACCCATGTATTACGATATAAATTTCTTTTAAATTTTTTTAAAAACATGCATATTATATTATACGAATATTCAATTTCTACACCGTAATAATTGTCAAATGTATCTAAGCAAAATTGATTAACTTGTGTAGAATTTTTGTTAGACCCATGTAATGAAATTAAAAGTATAAAGTCTGTTAACAATGTAAATTTTAAATTAGAAATAAAGAATGGTGAATATGAAAGCCCTTCCTTTATTTTTTCATAAATATCTAAAATATCATTTGAATAGTTAAAATAAAAGTCATCTATATCTAATTTTTTATCTTCATCTGTATTATTTTCAAAATCAGAATGACAACCATTATCTAATACGATTTGTTTCATATCTCCCTTTACCTTCTGTTACTTGACTTTTAAATTTTAAATTAAAATACAATTGTACCACAAATTTTAGATAGTTTTTATGAGTATTTTTTTTATTTAAAATAAAAAAATTTATTTTGTTATACTATAATAAAAAGAATAATGGATAATATTATGAAAGATGAAAATACATGTAATACGATTATAATTTTATTAGTTATAGTAGCAGTATATTTTTTAATTCAATATATGGGACAAAATAGGGAAAGGTTAGATAACGTTGACGTTGGCGTTGAACCAATCCAACGATCTGTACAAAATATCCTACCTGAAAAACCCTTCCAACCACTTGTACAAGCTACCGGACTCGCAACACCAGCAAATGAACCTAATCAAATGGCATTTTCACCAGCAAATGAACCTATTGCAGTTGAGCAGAAACGACAAATTGATAATGTTGTAGCTGGATCTGCAAAGCTTACTGCAGAAGATCTTTTACCAAAATACAATGATGCTAATGAATTTGCAAAACAAAATCCTGTTTCTAATTTGTTAAAAGAACAAAACTTTCTAGTAAGTGGGTATCATGCAGGTATTAACACAATTTCTCAAAGTAATAAAATTCCATACCTAGATATAAGAGTCCTTCCACCTATTCCAAAGGAACAAGTTGGACCTTGGAACCAAAGTAGTTATGAACAAAGCCCTGCATCTCTTAGACGCGGGGTAGAAATTCTTTAATATATAAGTTTGAACAAAATCCCACAATATTTATTATATATTTATTTTATTGTATATATAATAATAGTGATATGAAAAGGGAAACCCTCCAGACTAACAATAATCTATTACCAAAAGATATAGATTATTCTATATATCATTCTCTTCAGGGTATGGCAACTTCAAAGTGGGGACCCAATTGTTGGGACTTTTTATTCACCAGCATTATTGGAAGATATCCTGTTAAAATAAAAACTAAAGATGATAAAAAAATAAAAATTGCATTTAAAGAATTTTTATCCGGATTACAAATGATTTTACCTTGTATTTTTTGTAGAAATTCGTTGAACGGTTTTATCAAAGAATTACCTATTGAACCATATTTAGTTGGTCGTATTGAATTAATGTATTGGATGTACCTAATTAAAGATAAAGTAAATAAAAAATTAATATACCAAGAAAATCAATGTTATAAAGATGAAAAGATAAAACTAAAAAAAATGCATCGTGATAAAATATTTTCTGAAAATGAATATTATGATAAAATAAAAGAATTCAAAAAAATTACATTCATCACAACCCCCACCCCACCTTTTAAAGAAGTACTTGATAAATATGAAAAAACAAGAGCTATATGTTCCCCAAAAGCATTGTCATGTGTTTTACCAGAAAAAATATAAGAATGATAAATACATCTAGATCAATTACTTATACAATAACCATTTTAATCAATTATAATAAAATGATCTATTGGAAATTTAATACGACTATAATTAAAATGTAAAAAAATAATAGCAAAGTCTTGATCTTTTTTATAATCTCTTACTTCCCCATTATATCCTTTATAAATATTTAAAATACTATTTTTAACACCTATGATTTTTACATAATTCCCCCTTCTTATATTTTTATAAGAATTTGTATGCACAATATTATTGTCTTTTTTGTCTATTGTATCTTTTGGTTTTAATGCATTTTCATTTTCATTTTCATTTTCATTTTCATTTTCATTTTCATTTTCATTTTCATTTTCATTTTCATTTTCATTTT